TCTTTAGATTGTTTTACAAATATATTTTGATTCAGTTCAGAGTTGAGATTTTTTCCCTCTAAACCAGGTAAAAATTGATGCTTTGCTTTTGTTAAAAATTCTTTTAAAAATAAACAACTTAAATTTGTTATGACTGCTTGATCAAGATGATCATCAGAATCACTTTCATTGAATACTACTTCTTCTTTGTTTAGTTCACTTCTGTAAGAAGTTATTCCAACAAAACCTCTTACACATCCAGTAAAAGAAAAATTAGTTTTTCCGGTATAAGTTATTACTTCATCATCAATTTTTAAAAGACCATAGGAATCAGGAAATCCTCTGGTTCCTGATGGAGACTCTGATGGATCCACATTAATTGTTGTTGCATCAAAGTCAAGATCGCCTTGTAGAACAACAGATTCGGATAAATTCGTAGTATTGTCTAATTTAATGTATCTGTCAATATTTTGAATTAAATCAACTGGACCACCTTGGTATTCTTGTCCAAGATAATACTGTTTTAAAAGTTCAGAAATTAGTGGATAATCCTCCCTTACATAAGCAGGAAGTTGATTAGATACGATAGTGTTAAACTGTACTCTAGTTTCTGACATTTTATGATTTTATCTTCGTTAGTTGTTTTTAGTATTAGTATCCAGATCCACCGGAGGACCCGCCAGAAGAACCTGTAGAACCTGTTGAACCAGTTGAACCAGTTGAACCTGATGATGATCCACTTGTTGAAATCCTTGTGCCTCCTGTAACTCCTGATGTTTGAGTAGTAACTCTAGATCCAGTTGCTCTTGTTACTACTGCCGTATCTGGTCCACCAGAACGGACTAAATTGCCATTTGCATAACTGGAAGAAACGATGTATGTAGAAGCAGAAGGATCTAATCCAGAAGTGACATCATCAACAACAGGTTCAAATAAACTGCTACTAGTATCTAGTTGCAAATAAAGATCCTGTAATCCGATAACATCATTTGAATGTGGTATTGCAGAAAGTTCTAAAATTGGTTGACCATCTTTTGTTTTTGCACCCGTCATATTGACTGGATTTATTGTTATAACTCCACTGTCATAATTAATAAACCCAACATCTCTTCGGACAATATTGGGTGATTGTGACCCTGCGGTTGGTAAAGTGAAGAAGAAGAGAGTTCCAGTTCTTCTATTGGTGTCTGGAATGTCAGAAACGTATACAACATCCTGTATTCCTGCAACCGTAAATCCACTTGACTTTATATTATAACCATTCATTGATTTAATATGGAATTGATTTCCAAATCCGATTTGATATTCAACAAATGTGTTAAGAGTTAGTCTCAGATCTCTTCGGATAGAAACTGTGGTGATATTTGAAGTTACAGAATCATGACTATCATCAATTAACTTAAGGAGTTTACTATATTTTAGTCTAGCACCATACTTATTCAATTCACTTGATTCTGCATACTTATTGACATTATTTTGAACAACACTAGAAACGAGAGTTGCTGATGGTGCCAAGTTTGTGTTGTAGTAGATTTTGCTATTTACTTCAACATACAAATATTTCAGATCAAGCAGTTCTGGAACGATTCCTGCTACAGAATACTTCTTAAGTTTCTTTTTAATGTTTTCTTTGATAAGATTAGGGATAAAATCACCAAATCTTGGTTTGATACTAATAAAAACTTTTCCGTACTGTGGGGGAACTAGTTCTTCTCCACCAAAAACAGAAATAGACTCAGTTTCGGGGTAAATTTGTGTTGGAATCAAGGATTCATAGTCATTTGCAGTCAATGCTCTGTTTTGAGAAGCATAAATTCTTGGTGCAAACTTCTTAATGGATTCTACTCCTTCAATTGCCTCTCCACCTCTAGCAGTTAATCCAGTTGTTATAAGTGAGATACCAGTTGTAACAACATACTCTTGATTATTTCTAGAATAAACTAATCTTCCTGCAAAACTGAATTGACCAACCCCATTTGCAGCATCACCATTTGATGTAATGTAATCTACACTAACATAGTTGTTGTCTTCAAGTTTTTTGCCAAAAAGACCATCACCAAATATCACCTCATATCTTTCATCATCTGCCTCTTGTAGATAATAGACAGTTGAGTCTGGTTTTACTTCAAATAAACTGTCTTGACGACTATATTTTACACTTCTGGATGATGATTGGTTTGGTTTGACAGTTACAGTCAATAATTCAGTGTCAATACCGATATTATCTAAAATAAACTTATTATTTGGATTTCTTGCACTATAAGTGAAGTTAGAGGTCAGTAAATTGCCCTCATAAATTGAAATATTGTTAAATTCAGCAATTCCATCATTTACAGGAACAGTAATATCCTCTAAAATTGAAAATACAAAGGAAGAATTACCAAATCCACCTGATGAAGTTGCTACAGGTCCTTTTTTAAGAGTAAGAGTTGCTGGAGCTGGAGTAACATTACTAGTATCAATAAAGAAAGTAATTACTCCAGTTGCTGCCTTTCTTGATTTGGGCAAATATCCAATATTTCTTGCTAATGATACGACATTTTCTCTTAACGTCGCACTATCAATGAATACTTCATTCGCAACCATGTTTGCGTTGTATGAAGTAATGTAGGTATTATATGCCAGGACATCAAGTATTGTTGAAAGGTTAGAACCCTCAAAATCATAATCAGTGAAATTGGAGTTTTCCTTTAAATATTCTCTGAGTGTCGTTTTAACCTGGTTAAAGTCCAGATTAGTAAAGTTAGCTAATGGCATTTTTTACCTTGTTGATTCCAGGACGAATTGTAATTCTTGTGCAGGAACGTCTGCTCCAATAATCTCATAAATGATGGTTACATTAAATTCATTCTGATCGAAGTTGGGTTTTACTTCAACTTCTCTCACATTCACTCTTGGTTCATAAAGTTTGAGTGAACTTTTAATTTCATTTCTTATAATATTGGCAGAAATATCATTTATATTCTCAAAAAGTGACTGACTGATCCTAGAACCAAAGTCTTCATCAAAAAATTTCTCACCAGGGACTGTAAAAACAATATTTCTCACTGATCGAGCAATTGCAGACTCATTTTTAAGCGCTAATATATCACTTGTCAGAGGATGTTTCTGAAAAGTCATACTAACGTCTTTAAAACCTTGACTAACGCGCTCTAAAGGCACAAAATTACAGCAATTATAACTTATTTATCAAGGTATTTTGTAATTCTTTACTCATAAAGTGGTTCTGGATTGCTCTCATTTTCAAAAAATTCATTTTCATCGATGAAATCTCTCTTTTTAGGCGTCAAATCATCATTTGAGATCTCACGAAGCATTTTTTGATGCTGATGATTGCCCAAATTGTCCAAAAAATCGTGTTCAGTTGCCATTTTTCCCCTTTTTTCGTATTTATTGGGTGTCAAGAGGACGACCCTCTTGCGATTTGTACATATCTTCTGCTTTTTCTTCTTCAATTTTGCGTTCTTTTGACGTTTTCCAGAAATATTCGTCCTCACGACCCATTCCAAGACGTTCAAAACCGTTTTCAACTTGATAATATTGCGTTGAAACCTTAAAATCAGGCATTTTTGGTTCAACAGGTGTCAAACTGTTGTCATAGATTCGCATTCTATTGTTAGGATACAGTGCATACTGTCCATTTTCAAGTTCAATCAGATTATGTGACTTATGTTCTGCAGGATTTTCACTAGTTGCATAGTCAACTACCTCAGGATCTTGATGATAATTGTCTATAGTACAGATATAAGTACCTTTTTGAATACCAAAGTCTCTTGTATACAGTTCATAGTCCATACTACCAATAAACTGCTTCGTAACTGCTACAACACCATAGTCCATACAGTTCCAGAACTGCAGGTTAGGAAGGTCCATATCGGGGCTAGGTGCCTCTGGAGCAGACACAAACGCACTAATAGGTAGTTTGTCATACATTGCTGCATATTCCGGTAAATACGTCTCAAAATAAAAAGTGCGCCCAGGAATCGATTTACACGATACCCAGACGCCTTTTACAAATTCACCATGACCAGATTGATGGTCGGTGAGATATTCTTTTCTTACCCATACCTCAACCGAGGGAAGGTTGCAAATTAAAGCAGCCATTATGTATTAATGTAACTGCTTCTATTTAACGACCTTGACCCCGATATGGTTTCTTTGCCTTATTGCGAGACGTTGCGGGTGCATAGGTGTTCTTTCCAGAACCTTGACGAGTTTTTTTCGGTTTGCCGGGGATATAACTACCCCCTTTCATCATTGCCATAATACTTTTAGTTTAATACGAGAAACGAGGGGAGGGACCGAGCCCCTCCATGTAGTCTATTATATCAGATAACCCGAGTCTTTTCGTGCCCAACACGAATGCGAGGATCACACCAGATCTCAAAGCCTTTCTCCTTGGCATCAAGACAGAATGAGACATCCTCACCACACATGTCCTGAACATTCCCACTCTCAAAGACTTGCATCTTAGGAGCAAACCAAGGATATTCCAGATTCT